CTGATTGCTTTATAATTTCTTCTACTGTCATGTTTGTCATCTTGTCCTCACTTTAAATTCTCTTTGTTTAATTGGAAATCTATTTATAAAAAAATATCTTATCATATCGCAACCATGATCGTGAAACCCATCTTTTACAGGGTCAGATTTTAAATCTGTGCCTTCTTTTTCTTCTGGGTATCGATAATTTTCTAAATCTGTTATAATGCCTTGACATTTATCACTTACATGGAGATGTCTTTCTCCTTGAGCATTTTCTATAAAACCTCTAACATGGCTAACACCAGATGCTATACTTCTTGATGCTTTATCTCTCTTAGTGTTAACAATTATTCCATGTTTTCTAAAAATTTCTATATCTCCTAAGCCTGATTGTCCTTGTGCCTGCATTCCAGCAGGGTCGCCAAAATATTTAAGGACATTGTATCGTTTTGCCTTAATTTTTAAGGCTAGCTCATCTGTTTTAACATTTTTCTGATGTATTATTTCATCAATTATTCTTATGTGCCAAATTCCACCAATTCTATAAACTTGAAACCATCCAACTGCTGGCATTCTGTAGCCAAAATCAATTGAACAAAAAGTAGGCAGGTTAGGATCATATTTATAATCACCTACATCTAATTCTCTTTCAAAAGGATATACTTTCCCTGCAAATGAAGTAAATGCAGCACCATATTCTTGCTGGTATACTTCTTTAGCCATATTTCTCTTTCTTTCAAGAAGAAATTGGTCTTGTTTGCCTTCAGGGAAGGCATAATGGTTATCCCAAGAGGGAGCTTGGTGAGATTCCCATAATTCATCGCTTTGCCCAAGGAGATATAAGTCATAAATCCAATTAAACCCTTCAGGTGTTGTGATAAAAATAGCCTTCCCTTTTCGGTCAGACAAAGTGGGAGATAAATACATATCCCATATTTTACTTTTAACTTTGGCAGCCTCATCAACTATTAATAGATCTAATCCCTCTCCAACCAGAGAATCTGGATTGTCTGCTGATTTAGCCTCAACTACTGTGTCCCATTTAAAATGTATAAACCTGTCTTTTTCTGAAGCTCTCTTAATGTCATTTGGATGCCCAACTACCATTGTTTTCCAAATTTCCCTAAACATTAAATCTGCTTTATCGTAGGATAAGCCAACCAGCCATATCCTTTTGTTGGGTTGAGAAGCATAATATGTTGCTTCCATAGCAGATGCAGTCGTCTTACCAAACCTTCTCCCACAAACCATGACAAAAAACCTTGCAGTATCTTTTGTAGGGTAATGTAACTTCCTTTGCCCTAAGTGTGGCTTGTAATCCATGTAGTCAAACCACTTTTCTTTATAATTTTGTAGTGAATTATTCAAAAATTTGCATTTTTACCTGCTTTTAATTTAAGTTATCTATTAGAATTATGCAAAATTATGCATTATTCATTTATTTTAATATAAAAAGGAGGACAGTATGTCCGAAGAACAAACACAAGCAAAGACAGAAACAGTTAGTGAAAGTCCTGCTACAGAAACTGTTCAAGATAGCTCGAATGATCAGTATATTGCAGAAAGCAAGAAGTATAGAAAAAGAGCTCAGGATGCAGAAGCTAAATTAGCTAAATACGAAAAAGCCAATACTAAAGCTGAAGAAGAAAGACTTAAAGAAAAAGAAGAATTTAAAACCTTATATGAAAAGGCTTCTTCTAAAATTGAAGGTTTAACTTCTAATGCTGAAAAATGGTCTAAATATGAAGAAGCAAAAAGAACTTCTTTATTAGAAAATCATCCTGAAGATGAAAGAGAATCTTTATCTAAACTAGACTTAGAAACTCTTGAGTATGTAACAAGTAAAATTAATAACACAAAAACAAATGCTCCTGAAGTTGTTGGTAATGCCAGGAAATCTGTTCCAGAAAAACCTATAGATTGGAGTAATAAAGAATCTTTAAAGGAAAACTGGAATAATATTGTAGGGCAGTACAAAAAAAACAACTAATGGTGCTAAACACCTCTCAAAATGAAGGCTTCGGCAGTTGAAAGAGAGTAAATTCCTTTAGGAGGGAAATAAATGGCAACAACAACAGGTTTAGCAAATCCTGCTGCATCTCAAGCCTCTGATACAGAATTAGCTGTATTTATACCAGAGATTTGGGCTCAAGCAGTGAGAGCTTCATTCAAAAAAAACTTAGTAATGGCAAATGTAGGTACTGACTATTCTAGTTTAGTAACAGCAGGTGGTGATACAGTAAATATACCATCTGTAGCTGATGTAGCAGATGCAGCTACTAAAGCACCTCATGTTCCTGTAAATTATACTAATGCAACAGAAGATTCTATTGCATTGGCATTGACTTCACATAAATATGCTTCAGCAATGGTTGAAGATATGGGTGCAGTACAGGCAAACAGTGATCTACTTTCAATGTATTCAGAATCTATTGGCTATAAATTAGCTTTAGGCTTTGAAGTAGAAATAGAAGCAGCACTAGCTTTAACTACTGAGTGTATTAACATTGCAGGCAATACAGTAGCAAAAACTATAGATGCTTTAACTCTAGCACATATTTCAAAAGTTGTGATGGAAAATGATTGTCCTCTTAATGAGTGCACAATGATCTTAAATCCAACTTTGTATGCTTCATTGTTTAGAATAGATGATTTCATTCACATTTCTAAAACTAACACAGCTAATCTTCAAAATGGCTTAGTTGGTTCAGTTATGGGTATGGATGTTGTTCTTTCTAATAACATCACATCAACAAATCATAATGATGCTGTTGATTCTGATGATGGTGCATTAACTAATGGCAATGTTCTTGGTGGATTCGTAGTTCATAATTCAGCATTAGCATATGGCTTTAGTAAAGCTCCTACAGTAAGCTCAGAATATGACATTGATTATATCGCACACAAATTAGTGGGTGATTATATTGGTGGAGCTAAATTAGTTCAAGATGCTTCTCAAACTAAATGTTGGGGAATTGTCGAAGAAGCTACAACTTCTTGGTAGTCAGTCTTAACTGATTATCTTAATCTTGTAAGGGGAGTATTTATATTACTCCCCTTGCATAACCATGGAGAATAAATGAAAGATATAAAAGTAAGATTTAAGGGTGGTAAAGCACCTTCAGGTAAAAGAACTGGTGCTACTTATACAGTTGGCAAAGCAAGATTAGATGTATGGAAAAAAGATGGTAGATTTGATATGGAAGTTGAAATGCCTAAAGCTAAAGCAGAACCTAAGAAAGCACCAAAAGCGAAGAAGGAGAAAGAATAATGAGTGAGATAAAAAGAAATCTTAGAAGAGTTGTGAAAGTTCAACCTACAGTTGCTGCTGACGATAATGACGATAACCATGTAGCTTTTAACTGGACAGAAATACCAAATGCTTGTTCTGAAAAAGGTGTAGCAACTATGCTTCAAAGTATAGGAATATTAGATGCAGATGATTCAGGTGCTCCATTAGAACTTATATTCGCAGTAGGTCAGACAGATGGAAGTGCTCCTTCAGCTGGACAAAAATTAAATCATCCAAGTTCAGTAGTTAATATAACAGCAGCAGAAACACAAGAAGTGCAAATTTGTGGAAGTGTTCAAATGACTTTGACAGAAGGAGATTTACTAACTGCACAAATCATAACAAAGACGAATATTGGTCTTATTATGCAACCTCATGCAACTTCTGCTTCTCTCTATGTTGGAGGTGTATGGAGAGGTGATCCTGCTTCAACAGGTGGAACAGATACTTTAGACATATATTTGGGATTTGAAGACTAAATAAAATGACTTTATTAAAGAAGATTAAAAAGCACGAAGGTTTCAAATCTACTGTTTATAAATGCACCGAAGGTTATGACACAATCGGATATGGCTTTGCTATTAAAGATCTATACTTAGATGAAGATATAGCAGAGCTTATCCTTGTTAGAAACTTAGCACTTTTAGTTGAGAGAATTAAAAAGACATTTCCTTGGGTAAAAGATGCTCCTACTGAAATACAAGATGTTGTTGTTGATATGTGCTATCAATTAGGTGTTAATGGGTTTTCTAAATTCAAAAAAACAATATACTTATTAGAAACAGAACAGTACGAAGAGGCTTCCATCGAGATGCTCGATAGTCTTTGGGCTAAACAAACCCCAAATCGTGCCAAAGAGCTAAGTCAAGAAGTAAAAGCAGTAGCCTCAAATTAGGAAATTTCCTCCCTTTATACTAAATTAATATTAAAAATACAAGGAAAATATATGGCTTTGAGGGATAAAGGAGTCGTTAAACGAGCAATCGTAACTCCTGATAAACATTTTCCTCTACATGATGTCAAGTCTATAAATATATTATGTAAGACTATAGAAATAGTTAAACCAGATATATATGTAGATCTTGGAGATGTAGGTGAATGGGAAGCATTTTCGCATTGGAAGTGGAAGAGAAAGAAGAAACCACCATTAGAATATATATTACCTACCTTAGAAAAAGATGTAAAAGATGTTAATAAAGGTATGGATCAAATAGATGAGGCTTTAGATAAAGCTGGATGTGATGAAAAATACATTACAGAAGGTAATCACGACAATTGGCTTAATATGTTTGTTGGTAGTTATCCTTATTTAGATGGATATATGTTTAAAGATGCAGTAAAACTTGATGAAAGAGGATACACATATTATCCTTTTGGTAGTCATCTTAAAATAGGCAAGTTGTATTTTTATCATGGACACCAGTATGGAGGTCAATATCATGCATCAAATCACCTTAGAAAGTTAGGTTGCAATATAATGTATGGACATTGGCATGACTTACAGCAACATTCAGCTACTCATATGGATGGAGCTAAATCAGCCTGGAGTATAGGTTGTTTAAAAGATATGTCTACAGAGAAAAATGCTTGGCTTGATAATAGAACTATAAATTGGTCACATGCATTTGCAATAGTTGATTTTTTTAAAGGTGGTTTATTTACTGTGCATATAATACAAATCATAAATGGCAGAACAAGTTTATGGGGAGAATTGATTGAAGGATGAAAATAGGTGATTTATTATTACTCAAAGGGTATATAAATAAAAAACAACTCAGAGCAGCTTTGAGCAAACAAGCTGATGAGGCTATTAATTATAATAGATCAGTCCCACTTGGAAAAGTGTTAGTAGAAGAAGGTCATGTAACAGTAGAGGAAGTTGCAGAAGCTTTGAATGACCAACAAATAAATGTAAATATTGAAGAGGAACAACCAATGGCTCACAAAATAGGCGAGAATACAGCATTTCAGATGGATTTAAAATTCCTTGTTACTATTATGTTTGTAGTAGTTTCAGGAGTTGGTGTTTATTTTACACTAACAGGTGCAGTAGAAGATAATACTAAAGAAATAAATAATATTAAGTCTATGGGTGACTTAAAGATTATATCTTACAAGTTAGACGAATATGATGAAACATTTAAAGATTTAAAAGCATTATCTACTCAACTTACACCTTTAGCTAGTGATTTAACATACATTAAAACAGAATTAGATAAATTAAAAAACAAGAAAATTAGCATACCTGAAGTTGATTTATCAGGCATTGACGATTGCAAAGATAAGTTAGATGCATTGTCAGCTAAGATAACTACATTTGAGGAAAGGTTAACTAAGGTAGAAAAAAGCTCAAAAGGAAGATTTTAATGGCTTATAAAAAGAAAAATAAAAATAAAAAAAAAGCAAAACCAAAATATAAATCTGTAAAAAGGAGAAGAAAGTAATGCTTAGTGGAGGATATAAAAATTATATTGCTTATGTGGTTACGACTTGCAGTTTGGTCTTTGGTGGTTTCTTTGATTATTCGACTCTTTATCTTAGTGGCTCAATGGGCACACCCTATGTAAAAGGCAATCAAATATTAAAAGATGATTATAATTATACAATAGGTTTAAGAAAGATTGCATTATTCCCATATCAATCAAGATCACGATTTTATAAAGGTAATGAATCATCATTAGCAGATAAAGCAGTTATAGGTGCAGTAAATGGTTGGGAATATCTATTTAAGTATTCAGATGTTAGAAATAGAAACAACGAGTTTAAAGATGCAGAAGTGTGGCTTAAATGGTCAAATGATAAGTATGTAGTTAAAGGCAAATACACTAACAAAGAAAGTAGAGATTTAGAGTTTGCAGAACTAGATATTAGATACAGAAAGCACTTTTGGTTTATTGATTTTACAACAGGGTTTACAATTAAAGGGCATCCAGTATATGGTCATCCAGCATACGATGATTATGAAGACCCTTGGTGGTATCTAGCATATGAGTATGGATATACAGATTACTTAGTACCTCTACATGATTTAAATGGAAATGAAGAAATTGATAGTTATTATATTTTTATTGAAACTGACCCAATTACTGAAGAAGGTTATTGGGAAATGTATTATGAGGAAGCTAGTTATTATTGGGAGAACTCTGACTCCATTGCAGTTGCATATTCTGATTCAGAGTTTTACGAATATCATATGCCAGGTATTATAAACCAATATAATGAAGACAATAAAATTAAAGAATACCAAGCAGAATTATATCAAGTTATAGGGTTAGATGTATTAATGGGAACAAGAGATACTAAATTTTATTCACATATTTGGCTTAATATATTTCCACAATCTTATGGCTTAACAGATAAATCATACAAAGGAAAAGAAAATCAATATGATATAGGTATGTTATTTGGTATGAGCTTAACAGATAAAATAGGTCTGTTTTTAGAAGGAACAAAAGCAAGTTTTTATGGTAAAAATGAAGAGTATATCTCTACAGGAGTTAATTGGAGGTTCTAAGTGCAGGAAATGACAGCATTTTGGTTAGGTTTCTGGGTTGTTTTTTTGGGTGGTTTATTATTATTTTATGCTACTGGAATGATAGGAGAATAAATGCTACAAGGTATTTTAGTTAAAAAAGTTTTAGATCTTGTTTTAAAGCAAATCTTTAAACAATTTGATTTAAATAAGATTAACAAGTATGTAGAAGAAGACAATGAGCTTGATGTGCAAATGAAACAAGCATATAAGCTAATTGATAAACAAGGTAAAACAATAGAAAGCAATGAAAAAGAAATTGCTATTTTAAAAAAAGAAATAAAAAAATTAAAAAAGGAGAAGTAAATGCTATCAATGCTAACAAGTAACTGGGAATGGTTTTTATTGGCTTTATATGTATTAGAAAAAGGTATTAAGCTAAGTCCATCTAAAAAAGATGATTTGGTATGGGACATGGTTTTAAAACCTATTGTGGATAAGATTAAAGGAAAGTAAGTGGCATCAAGAAGAACTGAAATACGAGCAGATAGATTTGAGTCTAAAAGAAAAAACCCTATAAAATTAGGCGATGATTCTAATATAGACATAAACCTTAAGCCTGTTAAAATAGGCGATAAAAACAGTATTTTAGAGCTTTCTAATGATGAATTAAGAGTAAGAGGAACTATTGATGCCTCAGCTATAACAGTAGATGGGGCATCTGTTCAAACAGAGGTAGATGCAGGCAAAATTTTAGGATATACCTGTATTGATGATTATGGTCTGCATTATTTAGAAACATCTTTCACAGTAGAAGATGCAGGACACAAAGTAAGTTTTGTAGTTCCACCAAGTGGTAATGTAGAAATAGAGTTTACAGGATTTTTTGACAGAGCAAGTACATCTGATGTTACTGTGTATGCAGGTCTAAGTGACAGTTCTACTTATAATTCTACTGGAAATACACATGAGTATGATTATAATGGAGTTAAATCAGATGATGAAATAGATGATGAAATAATTACTTTTAAATGGTGTGTGAAAGGATTGGAAAAAGGGGCATCTATTACTTATTATTTAGGCTTAAAGTCTAGTGATGCTACTGCTGTTCATTTAAAATATGGATATAGATCAGCAAATGGATTAGCTTTTCATCCTTTTATAATGAAAGCAACAGCATTACCTTCAACAATTTATGATGGAACTTAGAAATAACAATGGGAGCAAAAATGGAATATGATAAAAAAATAGAAGAGTTAGAACAACAATTAAAAGGCATTGAAACTGCTTATATAAAGTGCATGGGTACTATAGAATATTTAAAAGCTGAAAAGAAAAAAGCTGAAGAGGGGAAGAAAGATAAAGGTAAATAATGGCTAGTTTTACAGATAAAAAATTAAGTGAAGTTTATAAAGATATACTTCATACTGATAACTCCAATAGTGGTATCTCTTCTACTATAAAACAAATTAAATGTGGAGATGGAGATACAAGTGCATTATATTTATCTGATAGAAACTTAAAAGCACAACCATCAACTGACTCAACTACTAATAGTGTTATATGTGATGCTGATGGAAATGCATTATTAACTGTAGATTCTACAAATGATTTAGTTAAAGCAGGAATAGGGCAACATACTGTGAATACACAATATGCTTACTTTGGTGTATCTTCAGGTATTGGGGCTAACTTTGCAACAGGTAGGCATCATGTTCTTTCCTTTGGAGGGAACACCCAAACTGATGCTTTAGCAGATAATTTCCAGCTAGGCACAGGAACTGATCCAGATACATCATTTACAACAGCAGATGGAAGTGCAACAGATGCTTCTTTGATAGTTCCTTGTATGTGGTTAGTTCCTGATAATGTAACTATTGATGCAGTATACTCTTTAGAAGGTGGTGATAATGCAACAGGTGCTACAACTCGTATGCATCTTATGTCTTACACATTTAATTCAGGCTCTACATCAGCTTTAGCAGATGGGACATTGTTAGCACATAATTCAGATGTGACTAATGCAGGTAGTGAACAAGCCTATAAAAGCACATGGACAGTAGATAGTGCTGATGTAGCAGGTAATAAAGTAATTTTAGCAACATTTTTAACAACAGATGTGACAGGTGACTACTCTGTATCTGTTATGGTTAAATATCATTTAAGGTAAAAAGGAGAAAGTTTTATGGCAGACTACAGCAATCCAGCAGGAATAAATACAAACCTACCTGTTGAAAGTGCAAATAACAATAATTTGACTACTAGAAATGGTGGGGCATCAGAAATGATTGACCAAACACTTAAGATAGGTAGCACAGTAACATCTGTTTATTCATCTAGCATAACAGCAGCTAAAGGAGTCTTGGTTTCTCCTGAGTCTATTGAAATTTCTAATACAGGAGGATCAGGAGCTCAAGTTTTAATGAAACTTAGCTATTGGACAGATGGTAATACAAAAGGAACATCTCAGTATTTACAGTTTTTAATAGGAGAAGGTGAAACTGTTAATTTTCCTATGTCTAGGGTTATAATATCTCAAGATGCAGATACTATGTATAATGGAACTGAATTAGCTCAAGCAGCACCTAATTCTAATATGTATATAGATTCAACAGTAGATTCTAATGATGGAACAGGAGATGATATAACAGGCTCTGCATCAGTTACAAATTTAATATTAGAATCTGACAATGATACAAACTTTTTTCATGTTGGTGACTTAATACGAGTCAATAATGAAATTATGGAAGTTACTGCTGTAGGAGATGATTCTGATGCTGCTAATACTAATTTAACTGTTATTAGAGGAACACATGGTTCTACTGCTGCTTCAGACCATGCAGATGATGCTGCAATAAGGTTTCCTTTCTTTAATGCTTACCATAATTTTACTGCTGCGACAGGTGGTTACGATGTTCCTCAGACAGATAATGATGGTAAATTTAAAGCAATGAACTTCTTTGGGTATGGGAGAGCTAATACACTTCATAGTTCAGGGATATTACCAGGTTCTGTTTCTTTTAAATTTTACAATGCAGGTTATCAAGAATTAGGTCTTTCAGGTATAACACCTGGAACTAACACAGGTCTTACAGCAGGCACTACATATCAATTTGATATAAATGTAGATGGAGCAGGAGATTTTGATGTGCAATTCACAGTAGATGCTAATAATACTAATTGGGGTGGTCGTAATGGTGTTTTAAGCAAAATACAACAAGTATTTAATGATGCTTATTATGCATCAGGTAATTTATTTGAAAAGAAAGTAACTGTGGGGATAGTTAATGGAGATGTAAGGTTTACTTCAGGGCAATGCCTTTCTTCATCTTCTATAGCCCTAACTGATTCTTCAGGAGCAAGTACAGATGTTTGGGGAGTTGGAAGATTTCCTACTGTAGCAAAATTAGCAACAGCAGTAGCTGCTAAACTTCCTGATGATTCAGTTTCTACTGCTCAAACTGGCGAATCAATGGTCAATCAAAGTGTGTTTATGTTTGATGATGGTAAAGGAAGATTGGTAGGTATGGGTACAGGGACTATAGATTATGAAACAGGAGCTGTTGATTTTACATCAAAGCCTAATGCAGAATTTGTAATTTCAGCTAGATATGCTAGTGTAATGACAGGAAAAATTACTACAAGATCTTCTAATACAATAGATGATATATCAGTTCGTAGCCTTAGTAATAAATTAGATACAATGGTAAATATTAAAGTTAAAGGTTATCCTTTAGTTAAATAGGAGGAAGAATGGCAACAGCACCAACATACTGTACACACAGACAATTAAAGGATGTATTTCCTCAATTAGACTCATTTGACAATAAAAGAGCATTGTATGGATGGAAAGAAGTAACAACGAATAAATATGCTGCACATAATAGTGGATTAACAACTCAATTATTTGCTGATGGCGAAGACTTAGGTTCAGCTCAATCTGCACATACTGACTTAAATGTTGAGGGAGAATGGTTTTATAATAGTGCTGAAGATATAACTTATTATTATTCAGCAAACTCTCCAAATGATAAGCTTATGGAATCTGGAGAAGAATTTTCTGCTTTAATCACAAGAATTACAGCTAATGCTAGTAGATATTTAGATGCTAAGTTAGATCCTAACTTACCTAAAGAGCAATTAAAAGATAAAGAAGGTAATTACGATTATATAATAGTAAGAACAACTGCATTATTAGCAGCAACCTTTCTTATTAGAAGCCATGACCCAACTTCAGAAGTTGCAACAGCAATGATGGAAGATGCAATGGGTAATATAGATGCTTTAAACAAAGGAGGAGCAGCACTATCATGGCAAACAACTGGGGACTCATCAAAAGGAATTATAAGAGATGTCTATTATACATCAGGAAAAATAAGACCAGTAGATACAAGAGGCAGATGGTCAGGTTCTTGGGACTTAATAAAGATTAAAGTTATAGATTCGGGTGTTTTTGGAACTGCTACTTATTCTGTTTGGGTTAAAGATGGAGATAGTTTAAAAAGCAGACAAGTTATAACTGCTGAAAAGATTACAGGAGATTATCAACATATTGCCAATGGCTTACAAATAAGATTTGGTGGAGCTAATGCTACTGCTTCTACAGGTGTGTCTGCAACAGAGGCTGCTACTGATGATGAATGGGAAATCGAAGTAGCAGGATGGCAAGAAGAAGTAGATAATTCTGCTATAAATTCAGTTAAAATGACACGAGGTGGTATTAGAACCACTAGATTTGGAAAATATTAAGAATGGCAGTAAATTTCACAAACAATTGGAAGAATATTTTAGACAAGTTAGAGTCTGTTCTGGAAACAGAATTTAAAGGTGCTCTACCTGTCTATAAAGGAAATACTGTACCTAAAGGTGTAAATCAAGCATTACAGCTTATACCTACAGGAAGTGTTTTAAACGAGTATAATGCAACCTCTGAAACAAGAGAATTTTCTATTACAATAAGATTTATATTTGCAGAGGTTAATGTTAAAGAAACTGCATTAGATCATATACTTAGGTATGTTTCTCGTATAGAAGCATTAATACACGATAATGTGGCTATGACTTTAGATAAAGGCTCAGATGCAGATAATAGTAATGCTTTTAATTGCAGATTTGAAAGTACAGATTTAAATACTGATGAAGAATCAGGTATTTATATAACAGAATGGGCATGGAAGTGCCAACATTTAGGAAATATAGGCTAGGAGGCTTATGAAAATAAAACTTAAAAAAGGAGTGGTATTGCCAAATAATTGGAAAAGCTGTGGTTGCTCTGCCGAAGATTGGGCAGACCTAAATAATGGCAAGTCAATTGAAGTCAATTCTGTTCCAGATCTAATAAAAAACAATGTAGATGTTGCTGAGTCAGCATCAAAAAATAAAAGTAAGGGGAATAAATAATGGCAACAGTAGCACATGCATTTTCTCCTAAAGAGTTTAAATGCTTCATCATATCTGATGCAACTAATGCAGGAACATCAGGTATACATTCATCAAATATGCTTCAATTAGATGTTGATTCAGTTTCTTATCCATCTCTTAATGTTACACAAGCATTAGATGTTAGAAGTGGTGTTGGAGCTACTCTTAAGGATGAAGATTTTTTTCAAGATAACAAAATGAGAGTAGTTGAGTTAGGGCTATCAGGAACATTACACGATGATGTAGGACATAGATTATTATTAGCTAATATTTGTGGAGCAGCTCAAGCAGATGATACAAACCAAACAATTGCAAGTGGGCACAAAGTAATATCACAGAAATATGGAGCAGCAGTAACAAATAATGCTTCTTCATTAACTGTTGTTATTCAACCATCAGATGTTTCTAATCAAACAGGTTTAGAATTTCCAGGGATGGTTGTAACTAATCTTACAATATCAGCAGATGCAGGTACTGAAGGTGGTAGATATAAGTTTTCTGCTACACTTCAATCAGGAAAAGTGCCTGACTTAGCTTCTACTGCTTCTGCTGGAAGCACTGTTTATGCAAATACTACAACTTCATTTTTGTCATCAGCAAGTGGAATTAAAGTTTACAATACTGATGCAGTATTAAATAGCTTTACTACTACAATTGATTATCCTGCTGTATTTACAGGGATCACATCTACAGGATACGAAGTAGTAAGTAGAGGGGCTGAATGCTCAGTAACTCACGATTGTCAAGTTAAGTATGATGGAAATACTAAAGGTCTAGTAAATTCATTTGATACACAGACTGCTGCAATGGCAGAAAACTCATTTATTATTGTAAATAATGGTAAATTTGGGGTAGATACAGCAAATGCTGTACTGACTAATGTAGCATATTCAGAAGGCGATGTAATGATGCTTGATGTTTCATTAAAAGCTGTTGATGATGGCACAGATGAGTTACTTATAATTGATATAAGTGATTAATGATTAAATAAAGGGGGAGCAGTATGAAAATCAAACTCAAGTCAGGTAAAGAGGTTGTTTTAAATGACCTTACAGTAGATGAAAGAGATGAGTTATTAGATTCTGTTGATTATAATACCACAGATGATGGTGTTAAAATAAAGATGGTACACTCTACAATGACAAAGTTTATTAGGATGGGTGTTAAAGGTTCTGATGATAAATTTATAAAATCATTAACTTTTGCTGATAAAAGCGAAATCTTTCAACTTATACAAGGAGATCTACTTAACCTGGGGGAAGAAGAAGCCTCAGACTAGCTTTAAATGTTATGTTTGAGGCTTGCCAAGGATGTCAATACGAAGAATATCCTTACGAAGCTCAGATACCTGTATTGGTTAATGGAAGCCGACCAGTTTGGAAATTTGAAAGTGATGAAGATGTCTGGAAGGTTATAGATTTAATAATAGAGGAAATAAATGAGTCTAATTCTAAAGGCAATGAGTTTGATATTGTACCATCAATACAAGCACAATTGCCTTTTTTTACATGCAGTAATGCAGTACACAGTAAAAAGGATCAAAAAGATATACAAAGGTATTTGTATTGTGAAAAGTTTAATGTCCCTGCATATAAGGGTGATTATGGCGAACAGCCATGTTTATGGGTAGATAAAGCATTTGTTATAAGAAATGCATTTGCAAAGTTAGAGAAAAAACAAATTAATAAGGCAAAACAAGATGGCACAAAAACAACTAATAATTGAGTTTAAACCTAAAGGCGATAAAGCCCTAGTTAATGCTATAAAACAATTAGATATAGCAACCAAACAGTTGCAAAATTCTACAGCTAATTTCAGAAATAAGACTGATCAACTTGAACAATCTCAAAAAAAATTACATAAAGCACAAAAAAAAGTAAACAAACAAGGTCTTTTAGGAGTAAAGAACAATAGACTTTTGAGTGGTTCTTTAGCAACACTTCGTTCTAGGTTGCTTATAGTTTCTTTTGGTCTAGGTTTAGTTTCAGTAGGATTTAAAAAGCTATTTGATGCTTCTATAAAACAAGAAAAAGCTGAGAAAAAACTTTCAACAGCATTAGGTAAAACAAGCACACAGTTATTAAATTATGCTTCTGCTCTTCAAAAAACTACTACTTTTGGAGATGAAGCTATTATAGAAGTTCAAGCTCTTATAGGTGCTTTTACTCAAGATGAAGAGCAAATAAAAACATTAACTGCTGCTACTTTAGATTTAGCAGAAGCTAAAGGAATGGATTTATCTTCAGCAGCAGATTTAGTAGGAAAATCATTTGGTTCTTCTACAAATTCTCTTTCAAGATATGGAGTAAAGGTCAATGGTGTTGTAGGCTCTTCTCAAAGACTTGAATCTTTAACTACAAATATTGCTGAGTTATTTGGAGGTCAAGCAGCAGCAGCAGCAGACACTCTAGGTGGTTCAGTACAGCAAATGACAAATGCTATGGGAGATGCAAATGAAGCTGTTGGTAAGGCATTTGCTCCTGTAATAAAAAAACTTTCAGGGTTTTTAACAGAAGCAGCAGGTTCAGCTAGAGAGTTTTTCTTAGAATTTGCTGAAACTGATTTTGAAAAAACTGTTAGACAAATAGAAGAAGCAGGAGGAAATGCAGATGACTTAAAGTTATCTTATGCAGAAATGGCAAAAATAGACATGGAAGATCAATTTAAATCAATGCCTGATGATTTAAATTCTTCTAAAGAAGTTTTACAAAAAATGGGTGATATTGACAAAGATAGAGTAAAAATATTAAGAAATAGAGCTGCTATTGAACAAGATATGGCTAAAGAAGGCATTTCAAGAGCACAAGTCGAAACTTTCTCTTCAGATGTTATGGAAAAAAATATTACTAATCTTAAAACATATAGAGATGAATTAGAAAGAAGGCATGCTCAGGAAACTATGTTTGCTAGTGAATTTGCACAGCAAACAGAATCTGAAAATGTAAAAGATGTAAAAGCTAGAATTGCACAGATGGAACATTTTCAAAAAGTAGCTAAAGAATTTAAGAAAAGGTTAGATGACGAGGATGCATCTTTGGCTAATAAAGATAAAGACAAAGAAAAAAATAAAGAAATGTTGAAGTTTTTAGTGGAGTATGAAAAACAATTAGCTTTAATAGTTAGTCTTACAGAGGGTGATGATGATGAAGAAGGTGGATTTTTCTCAAGAATATTTGGCAAATTTTCAAAACAAGAGGAAATGGAGAATTTATTAACTAATGTTGATAAAGTAGTTAATGCTATAGCCAATGTAGGCAATGCTTATGATAAAGTTAAAATGCAACAAATCAATCAAGCTAAACAAGCAGAGCTTGATACTGTTAAAGGCATAAGAAATGAAAGAATAAGAACTAAAAAAATAGAAGAAATTGAAGCTAAATATGCTGAAAAAACAAGAAAGCATAAAGAAAAAATGAAAGATGTTAAGGTTATGGAAGCTATATCTAATACTGCATTAGGAGCAACTAAAGCATGGTCTGACCCTGGTGGCTTTTTAGGAATGGCTTTATCTGCATTAATTGTTGCTCAAGGTGCAATGCAAATCAAAGCAATTAAAGCACAGAAATACCAATATGGTGGTATGGTTGGTGGCAATAGACATTCTCAAGGTGGAACTATGATTGAGGCAGAACAAGGCGAGTTTGTTATGAGTAGAGATGCTGTTGAAGCTGTAGGTATAGAAAACTTAAATAGAATGAATACTGGTTTAGGTGGTGGAGGTGGAGCTAGTATTATTATAAATAATCCTATATTAGGTAAAGATACTATAGAAGATGAGATAGTTCCACAAATAAAAGAAGCACTTAGAAGAGGAGGTTCTATTGCTTAATTTAGACTTTTTTCCTGAATTTAAATCAGATATACAAGGTAATGCTACTAGCATACATCCTATTGTTAAGATAAACACAAATCCCCCTATTTATTTATCTCAAAATGCAGAAGTATTAGAGGATAATGGAGAAATTGTAAACTTTCAAACATTAAATCTTAAAATACCTTCTATTAAAGAATCTATTGATATAGAAAACAGAAACTTTAAAATAAATAATGTGACTCTCACATTGTCAAATACAGATTACTTTACAAATGATGGGAATAGAATTTTGTTTAGTGATTTATTTAATGAAATAAACTTTTTAAACACCGATGTTCAAATATATTGGAAATCTCAATCTTGTACAACTCTTGTGCAATGTTTACCTATATATAGAGCTATTATTAAGAGAGTTTCTCATGATTACGACAATATTAAAATTATATTAGAAGATCTTACAGAATCTGTTATGCACAAAAAAGTACCTATTGGAGTGTTAAACTCTGAAAATGCATACAGAGAAGAAGACATAAACAAAACAATACCTATGGTATTTGGTGAGATTGAAAAAGCACCTTGTGTTTTATACAAAGACATAAGTTTAGATACTTCTAATCTTAAAAGAATATATACTTTAGTTGATAGGTTTGAAGTTCCTGTTAAAAAAGGAGTTGCTAACATAGAAGATGTTTACAATCAAAATCAAACTATCGCTACAGGGTGGACTGAGTTACTATATGTTTATTCAGGCTCTTATTTAAAAGTTATGAAAGACTTAGCTCAAAGTTCTAATTTAGATGAAGGTGTTGATTTTTCTGCTCCTTCTTCTCCTGGAGTACAAGTAAGCACTTCAGCAGGTTCTGAACAGTCTTTAACATGGCTTAGAGCTACATATGATGGTTTAGTACCTACAAACACAATATCTATGGGGATAATGCAAGTTGTTTATAATAATAAACCAACATCTTTAAGTTTAGGAAATGTTGGAGCATCAGGGATACATTTTTCAGGAGCAAATGAGTCTAATTATGCTAATACAGGTATAAACTGGCAATATGAAGATGAAGGTTTTTCTATAACAAACCCTGAATATGGAATAGATGGTAATTCTAGCACATATGCTAATTTTCCACCATACGACATTTCTAATTTAACCGAACTTGCAACTACTGATGATGGTTTTTTTATTATGAATCATTTTTACAATGGCACTTACACTAGCAACACCTTCAACAATTCTGAAACTTTTTCACTCAATGCAATGGAAGGCGATTGGAATGAAACAAGTCCTGAAATATCTGATAATGAAAAATATTGGCATTGGCACAGAAATGCAAATAGATTACTAGGCCTTGATTTAGCTAATAAGGTTGAATTTATATGTATGCCTGATGCTAAAAAACTATATGATTTATTTAGAATATGGTATGAAAACGAAACTGATAACTCAAGACCATTAAAACCTTGGAGTAGTTGGTCAAAAATAACAGATTATGAAGTTAATACTTCAAATAGTAGTTCATTTCATAAAAAGGGCAATATATTAAATCATTTTTGGGGAACACCTACAGATTTTTACCAAAGACCTTATTTTCAAGGAAGCACTTTTTTAGTTAATAATGATAGATTGCAAATGACAGATTTTGAAGACGACCAATATGAATCAGATAATTATAACCAAGCCCATATACCAAATTATTTATATGGATTTTCAAGAGATTTTTCAGTTAATGAAAATCTCCATGCATGGCTAACTTTTTCTAAAGATTTTAATGGTGACACTATCAATGGTTATGATTTAAATGGGCTTCCTGATGCTAATCCTATTAATATAGATTTTTGGGAGTTAATGGAATATCATGGTTTTACATATGATGATTTTCCAAGGTATAGAATTACAGGATTAATTAACAGGCATGAATTTTTTAATAGCACTCCATACGATATATCTCATTTTAAAGATGATTTGCAAGTAGAATGGAATGGAATTGATTCTAATTTTTGGCAAAACACAGGTGAAGTGTCAGGAATGAATCAACCTTGGGATGCTTACAATGGTGGTGGTAGTATGGGGTTTGTAGCAGGAGGTTATTATTCTTGGTATCTTACAGGAAATAATGATGGAGGGGTAAAAAGAGAAGCACAAGGATGGCATAATTATTTTTGTGATAGTGGATGGCATATGCACTTCACAGATAGTTACCAATTTGAAGATTCAGGTGTTACAGCTCCTAAAGGTTTAATGATGCCAGGAGCAATGGGTATGCCAATTTTAAAAGAGATTAACAGTTATAATGGTCTAAGACCTTACATGACACAAGAAGGCTATAGTAATGGAGCAGGAATGAGAGTTGTTTCAAAAAATAAAACTCCAGGTACAGTTATGAGTGAGGCAGGAAGTAATTATTTTAATATGAATATAGCTGCAAATACATTAACTACATTTGGTCTTTTAACTACCTTAAGTTCTGAAGTAGATGATGCTATAGAAGGTTCAGGATTTAGTTATTTAGATGCAGAAATTTATTTTGAAAAAGATAACAACATACCTATTGCAGACAATCTTGGAAACAACTCTGTTAAATTAATTCATTTTGGAGTAGACCTTCCTGAAGCAGGTTCAGATGGAAGTACAGAGATTATTGATTTAGGAAATTTAAGTACAGCATCTTTAAGCACTATAGATGGCATTGATGGATTATACCCTATTTATAATACTAACGAACCATCAGGCACTCAGAATTGGGATGATCAATTAAATATTGATTTAGAGTGGGATATTCCTAGTAGATTTAATGCTACAATGATTGGTTTTATTTTTAATTATACAGATAGAGAAGATAGTGTAAACTTTAGAATAGAAGCTAGTAGAATGAGTATGAAACATGTTTTTGAAATAGATAATATATTTGATAAAAACTTTTACTTAGAAACAAAAGGCAGAATGGCTGATAATATATTAGAGGGGACTCCTCCAACTTCAGTCATTAGACATATTATAGAGGAAGAATTAGGATTACAAATATTTTTAGATACTCAAAGATTTAATAATATTGACAGTTTTTTAAGTGGTGGCAATTGGAGTATGGCTTTTTCACAAACAGAACAAATGGAAGCTAAAAAACTTGTACAAGAAATAGCAAAAAACTCTCCTATAGTACCATTGTTTAGATCTAACTCAACATTAAGCATGGCTATTATTAAAAATGACTACACAGGAGAAGATGTTAGTGCTACAATACTATCTTCAGATATTATAAAATCATCTTTTGACAGAACAAAGATTGAAAATGTTAAAACTATGGTTTCAGTAAAACATACAAGAGATTATGAAACTGATTCGTATAAAAAAACATCTTATGTCAGTGCTTATGATTTTTATGGAAATGGTGATAAAGGTTATCCTAATGGATATAAAAAAGAATATTATGGATTAGACAAAAATAATGCAGGAGATTCTGTTTTAGAATTTGAAAGCAAATACACAAGATACCCTGTTGGGTATACAGGAGAGTATTTCGGTACATCAACACCTGAAAAATTAAGAGATTTTACTTTAGCATATAACTGTAATCAACATAATATTATTAAATTTAGAGTTCCTATTAAATATGCTAATCTTGAAGTCACAGATATAATTAGATTTGACTCCTTAATAGAAAATATGAAATTATATGGAGAAGATTATACACAGTCTTTTACTAGGAATGGTCAAGAAATTTATCCTTATTTTATGATAACAAATATAACTAAAGATATAAAATCTGTAAACATAGAGTGTATACAGATGCACAATTTAAATAGAAATGATAATGTTTTATCAGGAGCAAGTGGCGATTTTAATTTAACAGGTGTTACAGACCAGCAAGATTATGAAGATTTAAATCAACATTTACTTTATCCTAATCAATATATATCTGAAGGGCAATTATATAACTGTGATATGAATGGAGATAAAGTTATAGATAGCAACGATTTAGCTATTTTAAATGAAGTTTTAAATCCTGACCTTATTTCTGAAGAAGAAGAAGAAGATGTTATTGTTGATGCATACAATTATGAAGGGGTAGGTGTTTTAAGATTGCCTACAGGTGAATCTTCGGGAATATTGAATAGGTTAGGACTTGATTGGAGAGCTATATTAAGAGATGACAATCAATCCTGTGTTTTGGGTGTAACAAAATATTGGTCAAATAATCTTTATGAAGAGATTACTCAAGCTTTGCCTAATTGGCTTATTTCTTCTGCTCATGGAGAAGGAAATGGTTTTGATAATCTTCAAGAAGGAATTGGTCGTAATATCTTTTTAAATAACCCTGATGTATTCAACTATAATGATACTGTTTTATCTGATAACGATAATGTTATGAGCAAACTTACTCCAAACATTCTTAATTATTATACAGGAACAGGAGGTGGCTTAGAAAGTATATATACAGGTTGGCATATGAAAATAGGAGATGAATGGATTCGTGTAACAGGTTCTACTACAATGACATACTCTAATGATACACTTGGAATTATACTTTATGTAGAAAGAGGTGTTCTTGGAACACAAATAGCAATGCATAATTCAGGCGATGAAGTTTTTATATATAGTGGAGAACCTTCTTCAGGAGAAATGTAAAAGGATAAAAATGTCATTTAAAAGAAACACAAAAATAAGAAAAAACAACTTTAAAAACACAAATAGTGTTACAGAGGCAACAATTAAAACAGAAATTTTAAATGATGAAATATCTACAATTGATTTTGAAGTTAATGGAATTGTAAAGTCTATAGAAATAAGTTATATTGGAGAGGTTTATGATCTTGTTTTAGCAACAAAAGGCATTTCTTTTGTTCATAATCCAAGAACTAAAAAAATCAATATAAATAATCGTAAAAAATTAAACCTTAATGGTTTGAGTTTGTTAAAGTATAAAGGTACAATAAACGAATTTCATCTTGTTAAAGTTTATAATTGGGGAAGTGCAAGTATAATGGCTGACAAAGAAACACCATCATATACTAAAGAAAATATTCAAAACAATGAAAATATAATAGGCACAAGTGGAGAAATTTTGAGCTTTAGACCTAAAGGAGGAAGAATTTAATGGCATATAGTAGTGTAGGAAGACCAGTATTTTATATAGATAATTATTTGTATCACAAGACAATGGGAACTACAATGAACACGATTGGTTATGATAGTATCTTTGGCTTTATAACACCTGATAGTCTACCTGAGTTATTCACACTTAATCCTGCTATATCTAGACGATTACAAGACATTACTGGTAATAGTGGTAATGTAGTACACATTCCAATGCCATCTTCTTTTATGGATTACGACCTTACAGGAAACATGAAGACTTATATTGCTGTTTTAAATCACAGTCGTCTTATTAATTGTGGATTAGGGTATATAGGAACTTCATCTAACAACCCAAAATATTTTCAAAAAACATATTCTCAATCTAATGCTGTAGAAGTTTTAAATGGTCAGTTTGATGGAAGTTGGTATCAACCTTTAGCAGGTTCTACTATAGTAACAGGTTCTGACCCAGTAGAGAGTGAAAATTTTTATGTAAACTTACTTGGCGATGTGACTGTAGGGGCTGTAAGTGTAGGCATTCAATACACCATGCCTCATTCTCCTGATTTAAAATTAAGTATGGAAATAGAAATGGATGGTATTAACACTACAAATACATCAGGTGGTGGAACTATATCTAATGTTAAATATACAGGTAATCCATTATGGGTTAATGGCGATAACAGAACAAATCCTTTTGATGTTTATGGAAATGATGGACTAGATGTTACACAAACAGGAGCTAGAAGAAATGGTAGAAAGTCTTGGAATCTTAAATTTTCTTATATGAGTGAAACAGATCTATTTTCATCTAACCCTAAAGGTGGTAATTATACTGAGCATCCTGCTGACTCTACTTATAATAATGGAGATTTATCTTCAGGAGCACAACATTCAGAAAACACATTAGCATTTAATATAGAAACAGATGATTCATTCTATGCACAGGTATGGAATAAAACATTAGGAGGTGCTTTGCCTTTTATTTTCCAACCTAATAGCAATGACAATGATGACTTTTATATTTGCAGGTTTGATCAAAACTCTTTAAGAGTGTCTCAATCAGCTTACAAAGTCTATGATATATCTGTTAAGATAGTAGAAACTTGGTAGTTACCAAATAGGATTTTCTTTAATAGCTTTATACTTCTTAGCATTATGCTTCCTTGATTGTTCTAATTTGCAAGGCTTACATATTTTCTGTATTCCAGGATAGTTGTGGTATTTAACTCTATTTTCATAAGTAATTTCTTTATTGCATTCTCTACATATTTTCATCTAAGTACCTATCTATATCATCACCTGCTATTTTTTTAAATTGTAAGTATTTTTTATAATCTTCAAGGAAATCATCTAATCTTAATAATATGTAGCTATCGCCCCTATCTTCTCTTACCACTACTGCATCTACAAAGATACTAGGTTTTAGCCATTTTGCTATGTTTTTTCGCCTTTTAGCCTGTATTCTGAGTTCTCCATGAGCCAAACAATCAACTTCTTCATGATGACCTAGTGCTTGACCATTAGATCCCCATGCTCTTTTACATTCAATTCCTGATTCTTCAAACTTAGCTACAATTTCTCTTTCGTAGGTATTGCCTTTTACTTTACTTGGATGTGCCATTTTTCTCCTTTTTAATCTTTTCGTTTTCTTTTTTAAGTTTAAGTGCAAACTTCCTCATAGCTTCTTGAGGTGTTTCACTTGGTTTTTTTATTTTCTTTTTGCAAATCTCACATATCATTTTATAATCTCCCATGGAACACAATAATAATCTTTATAATTATCAGGATATTGTTTAATTTCACAACCACCTGCTATATTAAGAAAATCATTATGTTTTATAAACTTGTACTGCTTGTATGTTGTAGAGTAGAAGAAATACATTAAAGGCATAATTTTATTCCACTTATCGTAATATTCAATGTTTTCTAATTTCATTCCTAGTTCATCTTTGCACCCTTTTACCTCAATAAAATAAGTTTTTTTAGCAAATATAATATAATCAGGTGTGTATCTTACCATCTTACTTATAGTCACAAACTGGTGTCCTGGAATACCTGAGTTTAATTGATCTAAACCATACCTTATAAATCTAATGTATTTTTCAGCACACTTATCTTCAAATAATGATTCTGCAGCATTGTTCTTTCTTCTTACATCAAATGGTTGTGTGTGATCAGCCATATATTTTCTCCATAATTGCTTTTATAACAGGAACTGATACTGCATTCCCACATTGTTTATATCTTTGAGTGTCTGATTGTCCTTCTGTCCAACCATCAGGAAATCCTTGTAATCTTTCACATTCAGTTGGTGTCAATCTTCTAATGCTTCCTGTTATCTCCTGATTCTTTTTTAACATCTTTAAGTATTCTGATGACGACCCACCTCTCCCTATAGCTTCAGTTAGTGTGCCACTTACAGAACTATCTACTTTAAGTTTATTAAGTTTATTGCTTTGGTTCTCATTAAGTGATTTAACTTTATATAATCCTGTTTTAGCACCCATACCACCACCATTTTTAATTGTCCTAGCACAAGATGTATCATACACTCTTGCAGCTTCCGAATCTTTTTCTATAACACCTATTTGATTTAAAACTTGTTGTGGCTGCTTATAATCTGTGGCACTCAAACAAGATGCAATTCCATTTGGAGAATGTATATCTCCTCTTTGTCCACCTGTTCCTGAATGTCCCACTATATCTATTTCGCCATTCTTAATTTGGATGTCATTTTTTCCGATAGGAAATACTTTTCTTCCACTTGGGTTTCCATTATATCTGCCAAAGATAAAGATTCTCTCCCTGTTTTGTGGGAGAAACCAGCGAGTATTAACCACTTGGCATTCAAGGGTATAATTAAGGTCGGCAAGAACTTTGTAGATTGTAGTAAATGTTCGTCTAGAGTCGTGGCTAAGTAAACCTTTAACATTTTCGAGAAGTATACAGGGTATGGGTTGTCCATTTTTAATATAATCTTCGAGAATCCTTGCGATTTCAAAAAAGAGAGTACCTCTGGTGTCTTCAAATCCTCGTCTTTTTCCTGCAATACTGAAAGCCTGACAAGGAAATCCTCCTGTAAGCAAGTCAATTCTTTTTCCTTTGAGTGATCTGTATGAAACATCGGTAATTGATCCGAGTTCTTCTGCATCTTTAAACCTCCTTTTAAATAATTCATTAGCATATTTATCAATTTCTGAATAGCCATGCCATCCTATGTCTAATCCAGCTTGCTGTATACCTAGACTAAATCCTCCTATACCACTAAATAGATCTAATAAATTTATGTTCTTTGATTTTCTTTTATTATCCACTTTTTATACCTTACATTGTTTCTATAATTAGAGCCAAACATTTCTCTTACTGCACATTTTCTACAGATTAATCCTAAAAAATTATATGTTACATCAGAATGCCATTCATAGAATGGTGCATTCATTTTATAGTCATCGCAGCAACAACATCTCTGACTTAAATTCTGCATATATTTTATCATCTATATTTACCTCCGATAAATCTCCACCTAACTCCATATATCTTTCTAAGCAGTTAAAAATCATTGATTTGGTTACCATAGTTCCTGTTATTTTTGATTCATTACCGATCCCAGTTTCACAATAGTTCCTTAATCTGAATCTATATGTGTCTAAGATCACCTGATGAGTTTTGTCCATTATTGGCCTTTCTTTTTTTTGAGATACCTTGTGGTGGCGAGGGAGTCGAACCCTCTCAAGCTAAAGGAATAATAAAAAGCCTGAACCACTACCACCATATTACCACAAAACATTCTCACTCCGACATGAAAAAACAAATATTATTAATCTGTTTCATTTCCTTTTATTCTACTTATGTCTTGTGGTAATTCTTTATCGCAATCTGCAATTGCTTCTTTAATTCTTTTTACAACATTAGCTGATGAGTCATTCATGGAAATTATAACTTCAAGCCCATCTAAAGCAATAGAAAGTTTTTGATTTAATATGCTGTTTTCTTTAGCAAGAAACTCTGATTGCTTTACTAATGCCATAAAAACACTTGTTGATTTTTCTTTCATTATTTACCCATCTTTTCTTTAGTTTGTTGTAAAAGTTCTTTAACCCAATCTTGTGGAGCAGAATCAACCTCTGCTTCCTTTAAATACTCATTCCTTTTCTTTATCTGACGATCTATTTGCTTATCAACTTGCACAGGAATGCTTCCTCCATTGTCCATTGCTCTACTGAGCCAATTATTTGTAAACCTTTTAAAATCTTTTTTTGCTTTATTTGTGTTGCATAGCAACCAGGATTCACACCTCTTTGTTTGTTCGAGTATATCCACATTAGGATATGCTTTTTTCCAAGTTTCAAGTAACTCCTGGGGGATATTAGAGTAGAACTTCTTGATTCGAGTGTTATAGGGATCAACTGTTTTACCACCATAGCTGATTTTTGAGTAGTCCTCCAGAAGATACTTGAAAACTTTTCTTCCATCAACCCATTTTTCTTTGCCATCAATACGAACTAATATTTCAAAGAACATGGGCATAATTTAAAATGGAACTTCGTTTGTGTCAAATTCACTAACAGCACTTGTGCTAGTTGAACTATTATCACTTTTAGGCTTCCATTCACTTACATTTATACTATCGTAAGTTTTTGAACCATCTTTTGACTTTTGATCTGTCCAAACTGCGATATTATACATCTTACCACCTAGTTTAAAACTTCCTGTTTTATTAGGATGTTTGTCGGTTGTTCTGTTTTCGTTTTTCCAGAGCGAACCTCTTCCTTCTTTTACTTCATATGCCATGACTTATCTCCTTAATTAAAAATTGACATTATTAAAATTAAAAACACTAATAGAAACCCTTGCATAAATAAATCCATTATTTATCCTCCTTAGGTTTCCATTGTTGTACAACTACAAAACTATTTGTATTAGGATTTAAAAACTTGTTGCCCTTCATCTCTGCAACATATTTAAAACCTTTTGGATCAGGAAGATTATATAAATCTCTAGCTAACCCAAAATGAACAGCACACCTCTTAAAAGCATCTGATACCTCACCTTTTTGCTGTTCTACATTAGATTCTGTACCTACATCTGTTTTACTTACAGAATCAACAACTCCATCTTCTCTAATGAATTTGATTGTTATAGTGCAATAAAGTATTCCTTTTTCATCTCTATGGAATTTATTACTCCAATTACATATACCAACTATTTCATCTAACTTATCTTGAATATACCTAGCATCAACATAAGCTAACATTCTTGCATACTTCTTTTCTGCCCAATTAAATGTTGAACCAGGACGATACTTTATTTCGTCTTTAGGAGTTGCAACATTCAACTTTGATAACTCATTTTCTTTTATCATTTGTTATTCCTTTTTTGTTTATAATCTGTTGGATTTTGTTCTACTATAATTTCATTTACTCTATCAATCATAATTTGTCTTGATGGAGTAAATATTTCTTTTAAATAAATCATATAAGCATCTCTCCAGTCATTGCAATCTTTATCATCTCCAAAGTCTACGATAATATTTGTTCCATTTTTAAAGTAGAATTGTATACAGGAGTGATATTCGCCAGTACAAATCTTATTGCTAAGATCTCCATTATCTCCACCTATTGAAACAAATCCGATAATTTCATTCACTCTGAAGGTGTGATACATATCTATTGTTATAAATTCATCTTTCATTTTATTCCCTTTATTGTTTTATTATTTTATCTTCTATTGCATTTTCTATCATTACACCTTTTACTGCTAAATCAACATCTTCCATATGTTCAGTTGATTTCTTAATGCCTTTACTAAGATGAATCTTAACCCAGTTTGTATTACAGGTATCGCACACAGGCATAGATTCTCTATGTGTTTCCCATGCCCAATCAGGAACAGGTGTTTCGTGTGCCCAAATAGTTGTTTTACCTATAACAAAAGACTTGCGAGTATATTGATCTCCTTTTTCTATTTTGCATTTACAAGAATAACATTCGTACTCTTGCCTTGCTTTTTTAGTCTTGCTCATTTGTTATTCCTTTTTTGTTTAATATATCTACTAATTCATCATGTCGTCTTCTTAGCTCCATGACACTTCCATGCTCGTAATATACTTTACCACTCTTACTAACATAAATCTTTAGATCAGAATGCTTTACTTTTTTGAACTTATAAAGCTCTTCTATCTTTGATGCTTCAATCTCAAT